CAGCAGGAACGTTGCCTCCCTCAGGCTCCAGGTTAACGCCGGTAGAAGCCGCAGCAAGAGCCGAAGCCATGTTGTATTTTCGGTTTTTCATATCACTTCCTCCGCGATTCTTTTGGATTCTCGACACAATAGAGGTATAAACCTCTTCAAAATTTTTTACTTCATCTATCAACTGTTTGTCAACACCTTGTTGTCCAATAAACTCCTGACCTTCTGCCATTTGATTTTTCACGTAGTCCACGGAAAGATCAAGGTTGGTGGCTACACTATCAACAAAAATGTCGTACAGGTAATTTACCTGGTCCTCAATAACCTTTCGTCCTTTCTCAGAAAGGGGTTCAGATGAGTTGGCGATCTGTTTAAACTCACCCGCCCGGATAACTGTCTCCTTGATCCCCATCTCTTCCATGGCCTTGGAGAACTCTATGTGCTTAGCAACAACCCCAATACTACCAACCAAAGCAGTAGCGGTGGCGTATCTTTTCTTTGCCGGAGTAATCAACCAATAACCAGCAGAAGCAGCCATGGAGCTGGTGAAGGCGTGTACTGGTTTCAAGGAAGCAACTTCTTTGATTGCTGACACAGCATCGAGGACACCATCAACAGCACCACCGGGGGAAGATACATCCATCAGTATCTCATCCACCTCCGGGTTGGTACCAGCCTCATAAAAAGCTTCCACGATCTCAGGGTAGGACACCAACCCAAAATAGCGATTATACCAGGCGTCGTTGTTGGTGGTGACGCCATGGACGGTAATGATGCCCACACCATCATGAATACTGAGCAACCGAGACTTTATCTCGTCCTCCTCAGTCTCCACGACCTCAGGCGAGTTGACGTAACCTTTGGCGTTCTTTACCGTCTCTTCAAGGGCGGTGATATAGGTGTTGAACGACTCGTCGTTACCAGCCCAGAAAACAGTCATTCTCTTCATGATTTTTTCTCCTTAGGTGAGTCACCAGAAAGATCCTGATTCAAGGCGCTGGTGTTTGACTCCGGGGTAGATACATTTCCAGGGTTGTTGACAGTAAACATAGTGCCCATCAAACTTTGGTAACCTTCAGGTGGCAAGGTGCCAGTCAGCGACAGAGCGGCCTCTTCATCAGTGATCAAACCAAGGGATAGTTGTTGCAGCACCCGAGACTGCTCCATGGCCCGGAACGCCTCCAACTCGTTCTCTGGTCGCAGGCTGGGGAGCCGGTACTTAAAATCCACCACCGCCTCTACCCCGTACAACCGGACACATAAGGTCAGGGCTCGAGAATACATCTCATTGAGCTTCAGCAGGATAGCCCCGGTCACTGACTTGACAAACAGCATTGACTGAGTGGAGGCCACATTCGAGGTGTCCTGATGACCCAACACAGTGGGGAGAGTCTTTGACCCGGCAGATAACTTGCGATCCAAGATACCAGCCATGGTCTTGTACTCATCACTTAATGAAATGTTGCCGTTGGCCAGGTAATCAATATCCAGGATGTCGAAAAGAACAATAGCGTCTTCGGGGTTAAGGTTATCAATCAAGGTCTGGATGGCGCTGATGGTTTCATCCATGTACTGCTGCAACCGCTCCTCATCGTGCAAAACCTCTACCGGCGCCTGCCGCTTAAACTCCTCGGTCTTGATCATGGCCTTGATCCGAGGGTGGATAGCCCTGCGGAAAACTCGACGCAGATCATTCATAAACGACTGCATGGACACCATAGGTTGGATGGCGGACTCGACCGGAGATTGAGGGTAGGCAGTACGGAGACTTTGATCCAGGGAGACATAGAAAAAAGTGGGGTAGTTGAGGGATATTTCCTGTCCCCCTAAAACCTGATAAGGTTGTTTTCTTCGATTGTGGTGCTTAAATTTGATGGTATCCACAGCAATAGGCATCAAAGCCTCAGGTAAGCGGGCTTTGTTGATGATCACCTCCTGAGCGCAGGCGCCCAGGAGCATCAATTCCTTACCCATGGACTCCGATGAAGACCGGATTGAAGGCCAGGCGTTATAACCACCATCAGAAGGACCAATGAAATCTATCTTTCTGACCAACTGCTGAACCAACTGAGTGGCCTCGGAGTTGACCGTGCCGTCCAAATTACGCCCAACCACAGTATAGGAGTCGGTGACCGCCATCCGCAGCGCAGCATAGATGGCAGAGGACAGGTCCGGGGAGGCTTGACAGAGGTTCCGCAACACCTCCGAGGTGTTGCGGCCGTACCGCAGGTTTTCAATATCGGAGGTGCTTAAACGAAGGTCGTCCTGAAGCAGGAAGGAATCTTTGGGTTGGTCCGCATTACGCAGATATGAGGGCAAGGAGCCAGAACTTCGTGGTTTTGGGGTCTTCCCCAGCTCAACATCCTTGGCGGCTTGCACTGCCGAAGAGGAGCCACGAGTCTTGAACCCTTCAATTATCTTTTTCAGTATTGGGTTGTTCACATTTACCCCTTGCATTTTCCTGGTTTACGAAACTTGGAAAAATCTACCCAAGTCCGAAGGGAGTCTTTCTTCTCCCTGAGTGTTGTTTACACTGCTGCGACGACCAGTTATAGTCGCAGACTGACCTACAGGAATCTCACCTGTACTCACACCTATGCCGGGTCTTGAACCCGGTGCCAGTGTTGGGGCTGTTAGCCCGGCTTTTTTCTCCTTCAGACCACACGCCTGAAGGAACGAGTACGCCTTCGGAGTCAGGGTGTGCTTGAAACCTCTTCCTTCAAGGTTCAGTTTCTCGCTGCCTGACTTGTTCTGCGTAACCGTAAAATCTTGACGCTCCAACAATTCCATCCCGCGCCTGCCGACTACTAACGCCGCCGCCGTGTGCCTGTTCAGGCTATAGGGAGCGGCATACTTCAGGTTCCCGAGTATCGAAGTAAAAGCTGGCTGTACTTCGATTAGCGGTACACCCTCTCTCGTCGCTCTCGACTTGATAGCAGTTAGCATCTGGCGGTAAATGAAGTTGGTTTTCGTCCGCCTGAATTTGCGAGAGCCCTTCTGACGGTTGCCAGAACTGAAGTTCAACTTTTCAACCACCAGTGGCTTTCGCGCTTCCTTGGCGGCATCCACGACTCGAACAGCCAACTGCTTAATGTCATAGTCTCTCTTCTCACGACTTGCAAATTGGATACGCTGCTCACGTTCGTACCGATGCTGTTTCAAGTTACCGTCACCGGTTACTTCCACCACGGCTACGCCGTCCGGGTTACAGTCAACACCTATCGCCCCAGCGACTACCGGCAGCTTCGGTGTGTCTGAGTCCGCCCACGACACTTTAACCTCGAACTTGCCGTCCCGGTAGAGCAGACGCACGTCATAACAGTCAAGAACAGGTCTCCACTTGGCGGGGATGAACAACCGACCTTCCAGCCATTTCCCTCTACCGGTTGGGTCATTCACCAGCAGCCTGCTCCCAACAACCCGGATATTTGGATTGCCGCTCTTCGTCCTGTCGCCACGAGAGTAGAGCTGACCATTCCGGCGTTCCTGCCACGCTTCCTTAGATAGCTTGCCCTCTCGCACGTCCTCCCACGCCTGCTTGCCCCCAAACAGAACACCCTCGTCCTCGATGGCGGCAACACGGCTCACAGCGTCCGAGATGTAGCGCTGGTTCAGCATGTCCATGAAGTTACGCTTCACGTACTGCTTGACGGCATTACCTTTCAGCCCGTGTTTGTGAACGGCTTGATAAGCCGACCGGGCAGCAGATGACTGTGCCTTCATCAAGTCCAGCACCCGAACCTTTACCTGTTCGGGGAACCAAACCTCGCCATGTGCTACTTGCCTACTCATCGGTCTGCACCTCCTTACCCTTATGCTGTTATCAAATGTTTAACTATACGTCAACAGTTGTTTTAAACTTGGCCACTAAAGAAGGTAGCTGCACTGCTGTGCCGCCACCATATCCTCTTATCTGAGAGGCCAATATAAGGTAAAGGAGTGCAAAGTGCCAATGGTCGGTGCCATTCGAGGATTTCTTCCAACGAAACTCCTCCTCATCATCTCGATTTATGATTTTAACTCTTTTGAGATTGGTGAGGTGATCAGTTATCTCCTCCTGCAGGTGAAATACCGAAGGCGCAAATGACACTTTACCAGATCTTATGTAATTTGCCACAAAATCAAGCATTGCATCACGTTTGCAGGTTACCTGCCGAACACCAAACATCGCTTTCTCCTCATCACCCTCCTGAGACTTGAGGGTATATAGATCAAGCCCTTTGGCGGTGCTGAACAAACAAGCATACAAGGTATAAATTCTTTCTTGCAGGCTCAAGATCACATCAATGTATGGTTGACTGTCAGCCACTGAGCTGATGATCCGCTTCTCCGCATGAACCTCCTTAACCCGCTGCTTCAACTTGGCCAGCGGTATCTTTTCCGCATGAGTGATCCTCAACATGCCATCAGGCGCCGGATAACCACACAGCAAATGGTTGATGCCGCCGAGGTCGAACCCGCACACCTGGTAAGGAGGGTGCTCAGGGTACTGCACGTCAGAGTAGAACAGACCTTCCACCTCCTCCTTTTGCAATCCGGTGCTGGAGTCTTCGGAGGGCAGCCCCAGAACGTTGTTGGTAAAATCCACGATTGAGCGAAACTTCGTGGAGTCTTTTATCAGCGCTGACGGAGGCCGGACGTTGGGGACTACAAAAGGGGAAACGTGCCAGGAGTAAGAATCATAGTTTTTTTCCGGGTTCTCCAACACAAACTGCCAATTACTGCAATCCATTGGTCGTTTGCACTTCTCACACTGGACATAGGCGTCATTGATGGGATAATCAAGTAATAAGTCTTTGGACAAAAACCCGATATCCAGCAAATGACCTTTAAACCCGGGTATTTTCACATGCTTGTAGTAGTTGATCTGAAACCAGTGACCACAATGATCACACTTATGGAGAGGGAGGTATCGTTTTGACGACTGCATCAATGACGAAACCCCTAGTGTGGAGACAGTAGGGGTGCTAAAAAACCTCTGTTGTGGATTCACNGCCGCCTGCAGACGACTGGTATAAGCGGTAACCACGTTCTCATTAGAGAAATCATACTCATCACTGATGACCACCTCAGCAGGAATAGAGATGGTCTGCGAAGTAGCGCTTGCACCTCGGATAAACATAAAACTGTCGTTTATCATTCGCTTAACCGAGACGCTATCAGTGTCTCTGTGGATCATGGCAGCGACTTCGGGGGAACCATCAATCAGTGGGTTTAACCTTGTGGCAGCAACAGAAGAGGCAAAGCTGGCGGTGGGCAGGGTATAGATGACGTTTATGTTGCCGGTCAGCATACAAAACGCCACCGCCTCTCGCAAGGTGAGCTCGGTCATCCCGATCTGAGCCGCTTTTTGGACTATTTTGATGGGCGCCGGGTGCTCTAAAATGTCTTTTTGGTAGCGAAAACGGTCAAAAGTGAAGGGTTTACCGGCCAAACAGGTGCGTTTGGTGATAACATCCACAATGCTGGAGATTTTATTGTCGGGATTTATAGCAGCGCGGATACGGTTGATATGTTGAGCATAAAAAGACTCCATCAAGGCTCCAACTCTTGCTCATAGTACTCAAAAAACTCGTCATGCAGTTCGGGAAACTGCTCCAACGCCTTGGCCAAGCAGTTTTCCAGGCGCCGCTGGCGCTCAATATTGAACAATGCCTTCTGGGCATCACTTAAGGCTTTAAGTGAGGCCACAATGCTGTTTATTGCCGAAGCCTTCTGAGATAAGGGGACACCGTCGTCGTACTTGGCGTTCTCCAGGATTTCTTTGCCGTTATAAAAGGCGGTTACCAGTTCCTTCTGTAGGTCAATATCCTCCAAATCGCTGGTCGGGATCATCTCCGTCACACGATCCCGGAGACGGATCAGCTCAGAGATGGAATACTCCGACAGATCAATGGAATCTACGGGAATTATCAATCCAGATACCCTTGTTCTCTTAACTTTCGCAATATCCTGGCGCCGGCGGGGCCTTTCAACCGGCCTTTAAGGGCTGCCTGAACACTATGAGGTGACTCGTCGTTCTCTAACGCCCACCTTCTCACATTGGTGTCCTCATCATGCAGCTTTTTTACCACCTCATCCTTCATCCTGATCCCCTCTTATGTCTTTAACAATAAGACTACCTACAAATAGATCAAACATAAGTGAAATTGTCAATTATTATAATACAATCGTCAATCAATACTTGCCTCATGACCTGCAACACCAAGCATTTTTATGTTCTCCGTGGTTGTTTGTTACGGCGGGTGGCATAAAGGTTTTGTCCTTTACGGTACCGCTTATACACTGCGTGATAACCAACCCCTAACTGCCTGGCGATCTCCTTCAAGGGGACACCATCAACCAAAATCTTCTTGGGTTGGGTCAAAAAACCTCCATCCGCCAGATCACTCACCAAGGTAGGTACGGAAAAACCCAACCTGTCGGCCAGCTCCACGAAACAGCACTCCTTCTTCAAGGCGGCTAAAAAGACCGGCCATTCGTGTCGTGAGGCCGGCCAACCCAGCTCCTCCATCACGTCAAGACGAGCCTGCCATTCTTTTGGTCTGCCAGCAGGCATATCAACCGGTGGGTTTTGATGAAAGGGTTTGTTTTACAGCTTTGGTATTCAACACCACCAGCAAAGGCTCATCAAAGGTGGCGGATTCAGGTAATTTATGATCGTTGGACACCTCTGGCTGAACTGATATTCTGGCGCAACCAGCAAGATAAGTGTGCCGGGCGACCGCGATGCCCTGGAACCCGGTGATCATACACTCCACCCGATCCCCCAAGTTAACCTTGGACTCAGGTGCAGGATAAACCTCGAAGTCTGAGGCGATGGCTTCAGCTATTCGCAAGAACTCCTTTGCCTGCTCTCTGGTACTGGGGAGCATTAAATGTTTCATCCTCTGCCTCCTTCAAATTTGTTTTTTACCAGGAAATCGCGGGCCGCTTCCTTGGAGCCGCATACCAGCAGCGGATAATCACCCTTAGACCGAGGGTACAGGTGGATGTCGTGCTCACGCGGTCGATAACCCGGGTTGTCACCATAAACACAATCACGAACATCCACCCCGTAGAGCGCAGCAAGCCTAGAACCGTTGATGAAATGCCTATCGCCGTCAACCCGGCTGATCACATAACCAGGGTAGAGTACAAACCTGTAATCACTCATCTCCTCCTCCTTTTTGATTGAAATAAGGACAATCCTGGGCGTCCGCCGGGGAAACCTGATCCCGCTCTGGATATTGCAACCACGGTGGTAAGGGCACATTGCAAGTGCAGCCCAGGTTCTCCTCGGGTTCGTGGTCATGCCAGTGCCGGCACTGGAAACAGTTACGCCTAGCCATCGGTACCCCTCTTAATAAGTGTGATGGTGGCGGTGTAGCCCTGCCGCAGCAGATACTGCAGGAACGCCTCCAACCCGTCGGTGGCTTGCACATCCTCCACCGCCAGTTCAGTAATCCCCTGAGCAGGGGCAGCAGGAGTAGGCGCTGGCGCGGCAGGGGTAGGCGCTGGCGCGGCAGGGGTAGGCGCTGGCGCGGCCAACCCCTCCAGCCCGGCCTTCTCCAGGAACGTGGCCAACGACATCCGTTTGGACTTGCGATCAGTGAGTCGGGCCACCAGGTCCGGGTGGACCTGGCACAGATCCGGGTGTGCCACCTGATAATAGTACCTGCCGTACTCCGATTTGCTCCTCTGCACCAAAGCGGAAAGGGCCGGATTCTTGGTCAAGATGCTCAGCGCGCTGGTGATCCCACTGAAAGAAGGTTTTAGTTTGCCCTCCTGCAGCGCTTCGTGAATATCTTTGGAGGTCTTCGCCTCCGGGGACGAAAAAATGACCGCCACTACTCGGAACCGAGCCTTCACCTTCTCGTTCTTGATTACCTTCAACCACGCTTCTTTTGCTGCTTCTTTATTCAGCATTTTGATGTCCTCTTTTGAATAGTGTTTAACCGGGCCGGGAGGCTCTTGGTGCTCCCACCGGGGCTTGGTCGGCTTGTAAAGAGGGACTTTGGTTGATTCCCGAAACACCTGCCGGGCCTCTCTCCGCTGTTCTTCTTCCAAATACTCCGCTATTGACTTGCCATTCACCGTAGCATCTTGCTTTTGATCCCAAGGCGCACCGCTGGCTTGTTTTGTGTAGTCTTGGCTCATACTACCTCGTTGATACGCTTCATAAGGTTGATGGGAGGTTTCTTGTTTCTGCCAAAATCTCCAGAACATTCACCTACCTCCATTTAATTTTATCTCTGCTATTGCCTTCCGCAACACACGGCGTTGGTACAAAACGTCGTTGTTACGAGCCTCTTGAGATTCTGGGCCGGCTACTCCCAGAATTGTGGCTAACTGGTCCATTAACTCAAACTCATCAGGTGGGGCGCAGCCCCGGCAATGGGCGGCAAAACATTCCGCGTCGTAAAACCCGGCGCCGCACCGGGGGCATTTAAGTATTTGCTTCATTACACCTCCTAAGTTCTTGCTCTATTCTCTCTAATAGCCGCTCTGTTTCTTCCATGATCTCATACTGCACAGAGCCCATATACAACTCACCATCACTGTCGTGTCTCGACTCTGCATCATCGTGCGCCTGTTGCACAAATCTCTTTGCATCACACAGCACAGCCTTAAGTTCGTGGATCTGTTCGGCCAGGGCGTCACGCTCGGCGCCTGCGACCTCTTTACATATTTTGCATTTCTCTGCCTGATAAGTCTCCTGGAGTTGGGCTTCCGCAAACAGGCGGCAGAAGGTTTTACAGTCGTCGGCCGGAGCGGGTTGGCTTTGCTCAACAGGCTTTGCCGCTGTCAGTGTGCCCGGTGGTTGAGAAAACCCACAGGGGTGTTTGTCCCGAAACTTCTTTACATCTTCATCCCACCCCATCCTACTCCTCCTTGCCCGGTTTTGTGTCCGGTGTTGGCAAGCACCTCTCACACCGCTTGAAATAACCGCTCCCGCCTCGGCCGAAAGTCAGTACTCGGTCGGCGCCGCCGCACTCAGGACAAACAA